AACTCTTTAACTACTCTTGGTCAGAAAGATCCAGTTAGTGAATATAATTCACAACTTTGGAATTCTGGTATTGAGGCAAACAAAGAGATTGCTCGTAAACAGAAACGTAGGTTGACTTACATTTCTAATGTTTACGTTATCAAAGATCCGGCCAATCCTCAGAACGAAGGTACTGTTCGTTTGTATAAGTTTGGTAAGAAGATTTGGGATAAACTCAATGATAAGATGAATCCTCAATTTGAAGATGAGACTCCAGTAAATCCATTTGATTTGTGGGAAGGTTGTAATTTCAAAATCAAGATTCGTAAGTTGGATGGTTTTTCCAATTATGACAAAAGTGAATTTGAGAATCCTTCACCTCTTAATGAAGATGATTCTAAGATGGAAGAAATCTGGAAGACTGAACATTCTTTGGAAGAGTTTACTAATGAAAAGAACTTTAAGTCTTATGCAGAGTTAAAACAGAAGTTAGATCGTGTTCTAGGTCTACAAACTGATACACCAACTCCTACTGCAGTAGAAGATGTTCCGTTTGATGGTGGTAAACCTATGACACCTGCTCAAGCAGCTGTTACACCACCTGAAACCGCAACACCTGTTGTAGCTGAAACTGCTGGAGATTCAGAAGAATATTCTTACTTTGCAAAATTAGCTGAGCAAGATTAATGTCTAGTGAAAATAATACTATGTATGGATTTTGGTTTTGTGTAATAGTTATATTACTTAGTGTTGCTTGTTGGGGATCACCTGATGTAGTGGATGCATTGATATACTATTTGTCAGATGGATTTTATAAATCTACCCCGTGATCTGTTCTTCATTGTTACCGGCTTGAGCGGGAGCTCCTGGAAACATTGCTTGTTGACTTGAAGAAACATTACTTGAATTGACATTAGTAATGATTAATGGTCGACCAGTAGCAGCAGCTTGATTAGCTTGGACTTGTAATTGGGCCAACATTTGACCACTTACAAGTCCTTCTGTTGCTGCAGAGAATTCTTTTAGTTTGGCCATATCAGTTGCACCTAGAAACGAATTAAGACCTTTTCCTATCTTTTCTAGATTATCAGTATCGAATGCATCGAATGAATTTGCTAGTGCTGTAACTCCCATTCCTGCTTGAGCTAATCCCGGCCCAATCGCGGCGAACTTCTGAAACTTTTCTACGGGGTCTTTATCTCCCCCAATCCAACTAGAGAAGGCATCACCTAATGCGGAGACTGCACCGCCACCACCAAACGCTGCTAATCCAATACCTAATTTTTTAATTCCATCACCTACCATACCAAAGTTAGTTGCATCTATTGCTCCAAATTTACTAACAGATTCTGCAACAGATTCTAATCCTCCTCCTTCAACTTTGAGTAGATCTGCTAATTTACCACCAACTCCAAAAACTCCTAATCCTATACCAACTGCTGTCATACCATCACCAACAGCTTTAAGATTTCCTGGTTCAATGTCAGCAAACTTTAAAACTGAATCTGCGATTCTTTCAAGTGTCTCTGCGGAAGGCATGAATGCACCCGCTATGGCCGCACCCGCAGAAAAGAGTACAAGTGCTCCTGCCATTGCTGTTAATCCGGCAGCAACTTTCAACATGTTTCCAGCAGGAAGAACTGCTAATCTTTCAATTCCTTCAACAATTTTATCTATTATTCCTATTATTGCATCACCTATAGTTTTAATAAGTTTTGAAATTCCATTAAATACAGAATCAATAATTCCAGAAATACTAGTCACAACAGCTATTATAACATCACCTACTTTTTGAATTACGTTACTAAGTTCTTTAAGTGCAGTTTCAACAACTTTCAATACTGTCACAATAGTTTTATTGAGGACAGGATCAGTAATAATATCTTTTATTGCTGTAAACACAGCTACAAGAATTGGTTCTAATGCTTTAATTACTATCGCAATTCCTTTAAAGAAAGTTGTAATAAATGGTCCCATATTTTTGACCATATTACCAAACCCCTCCAAGACTTTTTGAAGAATAGTTCCGATTGCTTCACCAAGTGATTCGATTATTCCAGTAATCATTTCTAATGCTTTACCTTCACCGGCAATCATTGAGAAGACCTTAAACGCTGCAGCTAATCCTGCGGCAAATATGGGGAGAGAAATTGACATTATTAATACACCTTTTAATACTAATGGATTTGCAAAGGCCATTAATCCATTTGCAAGACCCTGAAGAAATCCTTGAATTCCTTTACCCATCGACTTCATACTTTTACCCATGGCGCCAACAGGATTCATTACAGCTTTTCCCATTCTAGAGAAAAAGCCACCGGCTTTTGCTTCTTCAGCTTTTGCGTCTGGTACATCACCGCCGCCATCATCTCCCTTAACTCTAGCAGCTTCTCTAGCAGCTTCTCTCGCATCGTTCAGTGCATCAGCTGATATACCAAGCATTGATTGAAGAGTACGAAGTTGAACACCTTGAAGTTGAATTTGTTCATCTTGTCCAGCAATTATATCTCGAAACGCGGATTTGTTTTCTCCGTGTGCTTCTTTGATTTGTTCTGTTATGTCATCTAAACTTTTGGCCATTTATTTCCTCTACCTATGTTTAGCATTTTCTTTCCGAATTCTTTCATTTTCTTCTTGAATCCATTTTTGTAATAACATTACATATATTTGTCTTTCAAACGGTATCATATTTTCCAATTCTGTTAAACTCCACTTATGATGCTGAATCATGGCGAAGTTTGTTTGAAAGTGATTCGCCAGGGAGTCGTGACTCAGCGCTACGCGAAAAAAGAGTCTACACCCACTAACATTAGGGGTTTTAACTTTTTACACTTTGGACATACCCAATTTATTTCATGTTGTAATCTAGGCATTGATTCAAAGAATTCTCTTACATTATTAAATTGTCCAGAACTAAGAGATTCAATAAAATCATCCAATTCCTTTTTAGTAGAATCTTTTGCTTTGTAAATATCATCACCATCCCAGATGTAATCGATACATTCACCAATCAATTTAAAAACATTATCAGCAGATATATTTTCACCTGCTGTAGCATATTTATTTACTAGATCAACATTAGGATATTTTAATTTCAATCCAATATCATCAGTAATTTTTATTTCTGAAGATTTAACCTTTGAAGTATCAATCTTTATTTCATCGATATCAATATCTACTTCATGATGGTCTGATGCATCCGCATCTTTACAACATTTTAGATCTTCTGGTCTTGGAACTTTTACTTTTAATTTTTCACCAACAGATTTACCTCTAAGATGTAGAAAGAAATATTCAATATCAAAAGGTGCTAGTTCTTTGGTTTTAATCTTTCCTTCACTACAAGATTCAATAATATCTTGCATAGCTTTAGTCATTGATTCTTCAGAACCACTTTCCAATGCCATCAATAATGTTTTTTCTTCTTTCACAAGAAAAGGTCTATATTTAACCTTTTCTCCTGTGGATGGAATTTTCAATTCATAACTGGGTGTTACCACTTTTGGTAATGCCATAATAATCTCCTATAATAAATTAATCATTTAACGTTCAATTTCCCATTTCTTATATGCAATGTCTACACTAAAATCCATTAGTTCAGCACCCTCCCATCCCATTTCTATAGCACTTATTGATTTAGGCCACGCATTTATTAATTTTACTACATGGCCGGGATTTCCAACATCTGACTCTAGTTCACTATAAGCTGAAATTTTAATAGTTCCTTTGAAATCATCATAATATTTCATATTATAAGTTTCATTACTTTGAATCCATTGAAGCCAATTATACCAAAATTTTCTAGCCGGAAATTTTGCTGTTTCTAGAAAGGTAATTGATACGGCCTCACCAGGAGGTGTTTCATAAGGAATTTCCATACTATATTTTCCACCGTACCTAAAATTAGTTGTTCCAAAAGATCTAGCTGGAAAACTTACTCCCTTAACTAGAAATTCAATATTTGTAGGATCACCAATAGCGTGAGTCATACCTACCGTGTTTGGGGGTGAGGGTAATATGATTTCAACAGTATATCTATTTTTTCTTATGAAACTTCCTTGACCATCTACTTTGGCCATGAAATTATCTATATCAAAAACACTTGCCATTAGAACATTCCTTTACTGTGTGTCCATACTTGTTTCTTAGTTGCTTTCTTAAATCTCTCTACTGGTAGAAAGAGTGCTACTTCCCACTCATCTGCATTAATAAGTACAAATTTAGATCTAGCTTTATTTAAAAGATATCTATGTACTGTGGGTCTTGCTCTTGGTATTTTAGAGAAACCTTTTAATAAATCGTATGATATTCTTAATTTAGTAGTTTCATCATATTTCTTATTGTTTGCATATATCTTAAGTTGATCCATTAATATGGCTCTATCTTTCGGTGCTAGATAATGAAAGTTTAATCCTAAAAATCCATCAGGATATCTCTCAATAGGAAAAACTAAAGGAAAAGTATCATACCACGGAAGCTTATCCTTCCACTTAGGATTATAAGAAAAGAAATACATTTTTCCTATTAGAGCTCTTGCTTCATCATCACCTTGTCTATTAAGAATTTTTTCTGGGGTTTCCCCAGAAAACGCACCTCTAGTTCTATTAACAATTGAACGAAACCAATCACCCGCCGCTCTTGCTCTAGCGGATACTACGTTGGTTCTAATTGCATCCTTTAATTTATCTAAATAAGTTTCTTCTTCTGCTCTAGCCATAGTATAACTATTTAGTATTGTTAAGAGTATCTTCAGTTAGGATTTGCCAGTTCCATCCTCTTTCTTCACATATCTTTTCAGCTGCTTCCCATTTGGCTTGATTTATTCCCCATGTCTTAACTTCCTTAAGATATCTTCTTTTATGTTTGGGGTTTGGTTTAGGGGGTTGTGTTTGTTTCTTTGGTTTAATCTCAATTAGAGTTTCACCTTTAGAGGTTTGAACCCAAAAGTCTGGAAAATATCGATGCCATTTACCATCAATTGGACTTTTATATGGTATAATGATCTCCTCACTAGACCATCGCAAGACTTCAGGTTGTCGGTCAAGGTATTTCATAAAGTCTAATTCCCACCCAGATCGATATCGAATATCACTAGCATTTCCTTTATATTTGCCTCTGTTTTGAGGACGAAATTTTCCTTTGTATGCCATATAAATATATAGATAGTTCAATAATACCAATTAAATAATATGGAGAAAAATAATGGCCGGAGGACCTCCTGGGATAATGAATCCCCCACCAGCACCTGCTTCAACAGAACCAGATTATTATCAATATCCTTCTACTATTGGGGGTAACTCAAGTGATATAGATAATTATATGATGTTTACTGCTACAGATTTTAAATCTCAACAACGTACATTAAATGTAGCATTATACATTCCTGGTGGAGCTTTAAATACTTCTTATAAATCAGATTATGAAGATGTTCAGCTTGGAGCAATTGGTGAGAGAGGAATGGCACTTGGTACTGCAGTAGATAAAGTTGCCTCAGGAGCAGCTGAATTTAGTATATCTACTTTTACAGATGTTATGAACGCTACAACTGCGGGTCTGAATAGTGAGACTACAAAAGTTGCATTACTCAAAGGTGGTGAAAAGTTAAATGTTCTTCAAGAAGGTGTAAAGACTATAATGGAAAGAGCAAGTGGTGCAGTACTTAATCCTTTTCTCACTGCCGCATATAAAGGTCCTACTGATATGAGAACTCACTCATTTGATTTTGAGATGAAACCACAAAATAAGGATGAATCTAAGAATTGTTTAAAAATTACTAATGCATTTAAACGTGCAATGTTACCTTCTCATGCAGGGGGAGATAGTAAAACAGCACCTTCAATGTTATTTGGATATCCTGACACTTTTGAAATTGATTTCTTTGTTGATGGAAGACCCCTACCTAAAACCGGCGAGAATCCATTATTTGCTATAGGAAAATCAGTATTAACTGCTTGTGAATTAAATTTTGATACAGAAAATGTTCCTCTATTTTTTGAGGGAACTCAATACCCAGTAACTATATCAATGAAACTTTCCTTTAAGGAATTAGATGTGATGTACAGAGAAAAAGTAAATCAAGGAATGTAATATGTCTGAATATTTTACACATTATCCACAAATTAATTATGACATGACTGGCGCTAAGCCTCAAAAGACTAAGACCGCCATTAACATTATGGTTAAAGCGAAAATAAGACAAGTACTTACAAGTTCTATTGTTAGTTATTTTCCTTATACTATACCAGAATCAGAACGTCCTGATGTTACCGCATTTAAACAATATGGTGATGTAAAATATACATGGTTAATCTTTTTAATTAATGATATACAAGATCCTATTTTTGATTGGCCATTAAATTCTAGAGAATTTGGAAATTATATTAAAGACAAATATGGTTCTCTCAATTATGCAAAAAATAATATACATCATTATGAACAGATTGTTAGACAAAGAGTAGAAGCAACTGGAACAACAGAAGCACAATCTTTAAAATGTATTGAAGTAGATGAAACATCATATAATGCACTAGACCCCGCAGAACGAACTATTGTATATCATTATGATTGGGAAATTAAAAAGAATGAAGCTAAACGAGAGATTAAATTAATTGATAAGAGATATGTTTCAGACATACTTTCAGAACATTCGGAGAAACTTGAATAATGTCATCCAATTTTACTGTTATTGATAGGGGTAATAAGGGTGTAGGTATAACCCCAGAATCCTCAGATCATGGAACTAAATCGGAATTTTTAAAGAATCCGAAACAAGGACAAATCCCCTCATTTCCTGGCGATTTTGAACTTCAGAAACTTGTCCTTACATCACCTCATAGAAAAGGTTTTATAGATTTGAAAGGTGCTTGGTCAGATTTCAATATCTTTGAAAGTCTTTTTTCGCCGTATCTTACTGCTAATATACAAATAGTAGATGGTATTGGATTAATGGAAAGTGTTCCTATTATTGGTGAAGAAACTATAGAGATTCAAGTAAAAACAAAAGGTCTTGTAAAAGAAAGAAAACCTGAAAATAATGAACCCGGCCCATTTGAAGGTAGTCAAAATGAAGGAAGAATTAGTTTAAAATTTAGAGTAGTTAAACTTAATGATATTACTAAACTTAATGATCAGATGTTAACTTATAAATTACAATTAGTTTCTGAAGAAGCTATTGTAAACTTAAAACAAAAAGTTAGGAAATCTGCATTAGATCCCGCTAAAAAATATGAACCAAGTAAAATATCTAAAGTAGTTGAAAGACTTTATAAGCAATATTTTAAACAAGGAAGATCTCATGCTAAAAAAATCTTTATTGAACCTACTAAAAATACTACAGATATAATTATACCGAATCAATCACCATTTAAAGCTTTTAACTTTTTGGCACAAAGAGCAGTATCTATGGCACAGCACGCCGTAGGTTCTAGTTTTGTTTTTTATGAAACAGTAAGAGGATTCTTTTTTGTTTCTATGGAAACTCTTATGGTGGGTGGTGGTTTAGGATATCGTACTTTAACTTCAAGAGCACAAGGTCCTCCTGGAACAAGATCTTCATCTCCTGAAGAACAAATAGTATATAATCAACCTGAAGATCCCGTGAAAGAAACTTATGTAGTTCAACCGAAAAGATTAAGTGCTCAACCAAATGAACCTAAAAACATAGCAGTAGAAATGACATCCGTTGATTCATATCATTTTTCTTCTAATTTTGATGTTTTGAAAAATCTACAAAATGGAATGTATGCTAATAGGTTACTTACTCATGATTTAATTAGAATGAAATATGATACGTTAGATTTTAATTTGGTAGACAAAGCGTCATTACAAAGAAAAATAGATATGACTGCAGATGGTGCTGAACAGGTAATAGAATATTTGAAACAAGCTAACGATGCTAAAAACTTTGTAGATGGTTTTACTCATGTAGGAGCAGGAAAATTAGCTACTGAAAAACAAGATGCATTAGGTTCACCAGAAGCGAAGATGTCCTTTTATCCTACTAATTTTGCTCATGATGAAATATTTAAAGAAGCACTAGGTTCAGAAGGAATTCACGGAGAACCAAAGGATGAAGCAAGACCTAATATTATTCCTAGTAGAGTTGAACAATGGATGCAATCACGTATGGTACAAAGTCAACAAATGAATAATATTAAATTGACTATTAGAGCTCCAGGTTTATCTACTAGAACAGTAGGAGATTTAATTGAATTTAAATTACCCACACAATATATTGAAGATAGAGATGGTTTTACACAATCTCAAAATCACACATATTTAAGCGGATATTATTTAATTACTAAATTACGACATCATTTTACTAAAGAAAAATATGTGATAGAATTTGAAGCAATAAAAGATTCATTAGCTAAATCGGTAGGTAGAGACAGATCAATGCCAGCAGATTTATCTGTAGATGGTTCATCAGCAATACAGGCGGATGGTTCAATAAAAATGAGTGAAGATGGTAAGAGGGTGATAGGAGGTTTTTAATATGTCCTATTTTATGGGAAAAGAAGGATTTGTTTGGTGGCAAGGAGTTGTCGAAGATCGCCATGATCCGCTTTATCTTGGAAGATGTAAAATTAGAATATTGGGATGGCATTCAGAAGATAAGAATGATCAACCAACTATCGGTTTACCGTGGGCATATCCTGTTTCTCCAATTACTTCTGCAAGTCAAACAGGAGTGGGTACATCTCCATTAGGCCCAGTTGAAGGAACATGGGTTATAGGATTTTATCGTGATGGTGAAGCAGGACAAGAGCCAATGTTTTTTGGAACGATTGGTGGTATTCCAGAATTAGATGCAAAAGGAATTAATAATGACAATACATCAGTAGGTGGTCGAGGATTTTTAGATCCAAGAAAAGAAAGAGGAGACAGAGATCCTGGAGTAGAAGAAGGTCATGCACGTTATGATGAGTTGGGTCCTAGAGATTTAATGTTTGCAGAAGGTCGTGATCTTGTTCCAAGAGAACCCGCAACTATTATTCATAATTCTAATCCTGATCCCACAGAAAATGATAATTCAGTTACACTTGGTTCAGGCACAGCTATTGCAAATTCATCATTCGTAAAAACCCTAATAACTAAAACTGGAATATCAACCCCCGATGCACCATATACTGTTAAGATTGTAGAACAACCAATACGTTCAACATATCCTAATACTGGTTTAGCAAATACAGAACTTTCCACTACAAGGGTTACAAACTATTTAAAAGAACCCACTACAAATAGATTAGCCAGAGGTATACGTGGAAATACGGATACTGGAAATCCGTTAGCATCAGGAATTGTCTTTGAAAAAGAACGTAATAGGTTCACGGGACAAATGAACATTCCTACAGCTGATGGTGGTAAATGGGAAGAGCCTCCTATTCCATATCAAGCAGTTTATCCATACAATCATGTTCATCAAACAGAAAGTGGACATATTATTGAAATGGATGATACTCCAAATAATGAAAGATTACATTGGTATCATCGAACAGGCACATTTACAGAGATACATCCTCTTGGAGTTAAAGTTGATAAAATAGTAAATAATTATTATAACATTATTTTGGGAGCAAAATATACACATATTGAAGCAAGTGATTACACAACTATTGATGGATCACAAGAAAATTATGTTATTGGTGATAGAGTAGATAAAGTTGGTGGTGATTATTCTATTGCGGTAGGTAAAGGAAGATTCGCTGTTAATAGTACACAAGGAGCAGTTAATTTATCAGCTGGAAAGATAAACATAAATGCATCAGAGGAACTTATATTAAGTGCAAATAAAGTAATAATAGAAAAGAAATCCTCTTCTGGTTCTGATATTACGACAGGTGATGAAAGAAAAAAAGTAGGTGGTAAATTTACCTTAGAGACAGGAGCTTATAGTTTAAATTCTCAAGGAAGTCTTGGTATACAAAGTGGTGGGGGATTAGCACTCAATATTACTGATTCAGTAAATGAATCTATATTTGGAGTGTTACCATCAATAACTTTAGATTATGCAAAAAAGACCACTGCCACTTTGGGTAAGATTGGAGTGGAATCAACAGACAATATAGTTTCAGGTGGAATTTTCTTTGATTTAGGTCTTGAGGGTTTGGGTGCAGGAATTAAAATGACTCCTCCAGGCGATATAGAATTTACTTCTAATTTAGGAACAAGTGGTATTAAAGGAGAATCATTATTGGGTAATGTAGCATTTTCTTCTTTAGCGGGATATGCAGAAATGGCTAGTCTATTAGCCACGATGAAATTAGAAAGTTCAGGCGCAGCTTCTCTACAAGGACTATTAGGTGAAGTAACAATAAGTTCAGGAGGTAAAGTAAAGGTTGCAGGATTAATTGCTACATTAAAAGAGGTATTAGATGAATTAATAGACATAATAACAGAACATACTCATCCAACAGGAACAGGGCCATCTGGACCACCAATGCCACCAGCTACTGCTAAATTATCCTTATTGAAATCCTTAAAAGTTAGTGGGAGTTTTGAATAATATGGCATTAGTTAAAGCAACATTGCAAGGTGAATTGATAGCAACGTATGGGGGTCATAGTCCTGATCCAATGAAGCCGGGAAAAGATATAGCAAAAGCATTTAAAAATTATTTAATGATGGCACAGAATGCGGGTGGATTTCCAGCATCAAATGTAGTAGATGCTCCAACAGGAATGACAATAGGTGGAGTTTATGCTCAACAATTACCATCTGGTGCAGCAGTAGGAACACAAATAGCATCGGCATTATCAACTATGGCATTGACATTTTTATCTGCAAATCAGATAGGGCCACCGGCGGTGTCACCATCACATACGCCAGAATTAATACAATTATATTCTGGACATCAACCTTCAGGTGTAAATTTTTCGAAGGAGTTGGCAAACATTTTAGATACATGGACAAAAACTTGGGTAGTGAGTGGATTGATTCCAGGCTCTCCCCCAATACCATTTTCAGGACCTTTATCATAGGAATACAATGGCAGGAGCAATTGATAAGAAAATAGCTGAAGTGAAAAAGGAGTTAGTAGATTCTCCTGCAACGCATTTGTCTGCGAGAAATGGAATTCTTAGTTCTGTTACACTAATAAGAGAGTTTTCTGAAAGTAGATTAAATGCATTATGTGAAAAATTCACAGCTCTTACTTATGCCCTTTATATTCAATTAGAAGATCAAGGTGCAGGTAATAATCTTTTATTGGAAGATGAAAATG